TTCGTGATGGCGAGGTGCTTTACCAGCACTTGATCGGGCCAGTGGCTTTGCTCGATCACGGCACGGTCGTGCCTTACAGCATCGAGCTTCTCGAAGCCGACATGCTCAGCATGGAAAGCAGCCAGCCCAATGCGGCGAGTCGCGTCGTCAACGGCGTCGAACTGTCGGCCTGGGGCCGGCCTGTGGCTTACCAGATCTACAAAGGCCACCCGGCGGAAGGCGCGTTCACGTTCCCGCAGATCAAGCGTGTGGCGGCCGAGCGCATCGTGCATGGCGCGCTCATTGATCGCATTGGGCAAGTGCGTGGCGTGTCGGTCGCGGCCTCCGTCATGACGCGACTGGAAGGCATCGCCGCCAAGATTGCGGCATCGATTGCCGCTGTCATCAAGAAGGGCGACGCCGGCATGTACGGGTCGACCGACACCGATGCGAGCACGGGCGCTGCTGAGCGCATGCTGAGCATGGCGCCGGGCATGATCTTTGACGACCTTCGCCCTGGCGAAAGTGTTGAGGTCATCGATAGCAAGCGCCCGAGTGCTGGCTTCGATCCCTTCATCAAGAGCAATCTGAAGCGCGCTGCGGGCGGCTTGATGGTCAGCAACTCGGCCTTCAGCAAAGACTACGACGGCACGTACAGCGCCCAGCGGCAAGAACTGGTTGAACAGTTCTTGACCTACAAGGTTATCCAAGACGAATTCATCAGCCGATTCATCCGGCCGATGTACCGCGCTTTCGTGCAGGCCGCTTTGCTCGGCGGCCAGATTCGCTTGCCGGCCGGCATGGAGCGTCGCCACTTGGCCAACGCCATGTTTGTTGGTCCGCAAATGCCGTGGATCGATCCGCTGAAAGAAGTGCTCAGCCTCGAGGTGATGGAAGAGCGCGGCTGGATCAGTGGTGACGAAATCATTCGCCGTCGCGGCGGCAACCCCGAACAAACCCTGCAGCAAGCCCAGCGTTGGCGCGATCGAGCTCGTGAGGCGGGCTTCGAGCCGTCGTCGTCGCCGTTGGCACGTGCTGCGCGCCAACTCTATGACCAAGGCGAAGACAACGTGACCCAACTCCCGCGCGGCCCTGGCCGCATTCGTGCTTCCGGCAAGGGCCCAACCATTGCACCGCTGTTGCGCGTGCAGGCGATGGGCTCGGACTCGGCAGAAGTTCTGATCTACGGCGACATTGGCGAAGACTGGTGGGGCGACGGCCGTTCGACCTCTGCAGCTGATTTCGTGGCGAAGCTCAACGCGCTTTCGCCTTCGGTTCGCAACATCAAGGTGCGCATCAACAGCGTCGGCGGGAGCGTGAGTGACGCCCTGGCAATCCACAACGTGCTGCGTGCTCACCCCGCCACCATCCAAGTGGACGTGGAGGGTGTTGCGTTCAGCGCGGCCAGCTTGATTGCGATGGCTGGCGACAGCGTGCGCATGTATCCCGCCAGTCTGTTGATGGTGCATGCGCCATGGACTTACGCCGGTGGCGACGCTGCCTCAATGCGCGATGTGGCCGATCAGCTCGATACCTACGCCGATGCGATGGCGACGGCCTATGCCCGCAAGACCGGCAAGCCGCTTGAAACGGTTCGCGCTCTGCTGGCCGATGGCACCGACCACTACTTCACTGGCGAAGAAGCTGTTGCCGAAGGCTTTGCCGATGAGCTGGTGAGCGATGCCGAGCAGCCCGCCGAAGAAACCGAGGCCGCGCCTTCGCTGGCGTCACTTTCCCGTTACCGCGCCGCTGGGGCTTACACCTCAGAGCGTATTGCCGCGGCGGCTCGCCGTGGTGTGAGCGCCATCCCGGCGCAAATCCCGACGCCAAACGCGTCGCAACCCGAGGAACCCGAGATGAAATTCAAGAAGCATCGCCGCCTGCAGGACCCTGCGGGCTCCGAAGCCGGCGCCCCCGGTGGCGCGGCACCCGCTCCAGCCGCAGCAGTCGCATTGCAAGGCGTTGCCGCCGTAGCGGAGCGCAACGTGGCCATTCGCGCTGCACTTTCGCCGCTTGCTGCCAACAGCGAGATCGCTGCCCTGCAGCTCGATGCACTGGCCGATCCAGCCATCACGCTGGAACAGGTCAACGCACGTGCTCTGGCCATCATGGCTCGCGGCGCATCGCCGATCTCCACGCCGCGCGTTGAGGCAGGCGTCGACCAGCGCGACCGCAACGTGCAGGCCGCTGTCGGTTCGCTGCTGCTGCGCGCTGGCCGCTTGTCGGGCGAGCCCGCTGCACAGGCCCGCAACGGCAACCCGTTTCAGGGCATGCGCATGTTGGATCTTGCCCGCGCCTGCGTGGAGGCCACTGGCCAGAAAACGCAGGGCTGGGACCAGAACCGTGTGGTCGCGACCGCTATCACGCATAGCACCAGCGACTTCCCGGTGATCCTTGAGAACACCATGAACAAGCTGCTGGTCGCTGCATACACCGCAACGGTCACCAACTGGCGTCGCTTCTGCCGCATTGGTTCGCTCAGCGACTTCCGCCCGCATAACCGCCTGTACACGGGTAGCTTCAGCACGCTTGCCACGGTGCAAGAGAATGCCGAGATTCCTGCTGGCTCGATCACCGATGGTGAGAAGCAGGTCATCACTGGCTTGACCAAGGGCCGCATCCTGCCCGTGAGCCGCCAAATGATCATCAACGATGATCTCGGTGCGTTCACCTCCGTCACTGAGCAGATGGGCCGCGCTGCGGCACGCACCGTCGACCTCGACGTGTTCTCGCTGTTCGCGCTGAACGCGGGCTTTGGCCCAACGATGAGCGACGGCCAGCCGTTGTTCCACTCTTCGCACAACAACATCGCGGGCGTGGCTGCCGCGCCCGGCATGGCATCGTTCGATGCTGCACGCGTGCTGTTGGGTAGTCAGGTCGGCCCGGGTGCTGCCGGCAGCACGGACGTGCTGGGCTTGACGCCTGCGCTGTGGCTCGGCCCGTTGGGTCTCGAAGGTGCGGCGCGTGCCACCAACGGCGCGGAGTACGACCCCGACGGTACCGGTCGCTTGCAGCGTCCGAACATCGTGCGCGGCTTGTTCCGCGAAACCATCGGCACCGCGCGCCTTGCCGGTACGCCCTGGTACGTGCTGGCCGAGCCGGGCGAAGAGCCGGTGTTCGAAGTCGCCTTCCTTGACGGCAATGACCTCCCGGTCATCACCCAAGAAGCCGCCATCAGCCAAGACGGCATCAATTTCCGCGTGCTTTACGACTACGGCTTCGCAGCCGTGGGCTGGCGCGGCGCAGTTCGCAACGCCGGCGCATAAGCGCCGGCCTTCCACAGCCTTTAGGAGCAGCCAACCATGGCACGCAACTATGTACAGCCCGGTGCGGTGATTCCGTTCACTGCCGGTGCAAATCTCACCAGCGGCCAAGCCTTCGTGTTTGGCAGCGTGGTGGCGGTATCGCTGGTCGCCGTGGCCAACGGCGCCCAGGGTCAGGCGCAGGTCGAGGGTGTATTCGATCTGCCGAAGGCCACTGGCGTCGTGTTCACTGCGGGTCAGCGTCTCAACTGGCGCCCGGCCAGCAACGCCTTCACCAACGTGGCGCCGGCAACCGGTGACATCGTGGGTGCGGCCGTCGCAGTCACCGCCCAGCTCACGGGTGACACCACCTGCCGCGTACGGCTCTCGCCGGGCGCCGGCATCGTGCAGCCGTAATCGCCGATATGGACATTGCCGCCACGCTGCACAACGCATTCGCTGCCGCTGCTCCCGAGTTTTTCGGAGCAGAGCCGGCGGTGCTCGCGCAGCCGGGCGGCAGTGTTCCGGTGAAAGCGCTGGTGAGCGAGGACATGGCCACCGCGGGTGATTTTGGCGACGTGGTGAGCCAGCGCTTTGACATCACCATTCTGAGTCAGGGGGGCGCGGCCCCGGCCGTTGGGCAATTGCTCACGGTCGGGGTCCGCGTTTTCCGTTTAGAGCGCAAGTCGGCTCAGGACCACGAGTCCACACGATGGGGGGCCGCCCTTGTCTGAGCCCATTACCTGGCAAGCCATGCAGCGCATTGCGCTGCAGCTCGCCGTCATCCTGCCCGCAAACGGCTACCTGACTAGCATTGGTCAGAACGTCGATCTCGAGCCCGTACAGCTGGATGCCAGCGCGGGTGCGCGTGTGTTGGTGGGTATGCAGCGCTTGCAAGTCAGTGAGCTCGCCAGCCGTTTGCGCATGTACGAATGCACGGCCGTGGTCGAAGCGTTGGTGCCCGCGAGCCAAGCCGATGCACAGCAGCAAGCACACCGCGCGATTGCCGATGTGCTGCGCGTTTTTCCAAGCAGCCCGCAATTGTTTGCCCTAGCGGGCGCTGAACTCGAAGTCGCGGGCGATTCCGCCGATGTGCTTGAGCGCCCCGATGGCCTCAACGCGATGGTTGCCCAGGTGCGACTGAACTTACGTATTCGGGAGTCCGTGTAGTGACAGAGCCCACTGCTATCGAAACGCCGGTCGAAACCCGGCCGCATCCAGGCAAGACCGCCTTGGCTGCAGAGAAAGCCGCCGCCGAAGCCGCTCTCGCGGCAGAAGCACCCAAGAACGCACCGCGCAGCAATCGCAGCGCCGCCAGCGAGGACTAAGCCATGCCCGTTGAACTTTTCCAGCGCCGCCAGATTTTGATGCGCGTCGAATCCACCGAAGGCACCGAAGCCGTACCGGTGGGCACCACTGACTCGCTGCTCACCTTTGAGGGCAGCGTGCAGGTCGAGAGCGACAAGCTCGAGCGTGTCATGGATCTGAGTTACTTCAGCGCCAATCCGTTTGTGCTGGTCAATCGACGCGTGACCATGAGCTTCGGCATCGAAATGCTGGGCGCGGCTGCGGCGGGTACTGCGGCACCGATTGGCGCCTTGCTGCGCATCTGCGGTCTGTCGGAAACGCTAGTGGCTTCCACCAGCGCCACGTACCGACCGCGCACTACCGGTACCGATTCGGCGACCTTCCATTTCAACCACGCCGGTGTGTTGTTCAAAGCCATTGGCGCCAAGGCCACCATCGAGTGGGAAATGATGGTCGACGGCTACTGCAAAGGCCAAGTCACCGTCACCGGCTTGATCGCTATCAGCGACATCCCGGCCGCCGTCGCGCCTGTCGCCACCACGCTCACGGCGTTCCGCACGCCGCCTGCGATCGACGCCGCCAACTGGGTGGTCACACTCAATGCCGTTGCGCTTGAGTGCACCAAGATCACGCTGAACCACGGCGCCGATATCCAGATTCACCACCACTCGGAAGGCCGAGTGGCGCGAATGATGGATCGCAAGCCTTCGGGCGTGATCACGTGCTACCTGCCCACGCTCGGCACGCTCAATCCGTGGTCCCTGGCGGCCAACCACACGCAGGTCGCACTCAGCTCGGCCATCAACGGTGGCGCAACCCGAAACATCGGCTTGACCGCTGGCCTGATCCAGCTCGAAGAGCCGCGCACGGTCGAGTTGAACCGTGGCATGGGCTTGGAGATTCCGTTTGTGCCGCTGCCCACGGGCGCCGGCAACGACGAGTACGCCTGGGCATTCACCTGATCCAACGCGTGCCCACCGCCCCGGTGGGCACGTGCAACCCCTGACCTGATAGGACAACTATGTTCAAGCTCATCAAGACCGACACATTTGCCGCACCCGTGCATGTCAGCTTGCCGACGGCGGACGCCACGAAGCGCAACGAAGGCAGCTTCACCGCCCACTTCAAGCAGCTCGATAAAGCGCAGGTCTCAGACCTGCTGGAAAGCCTGAAGCGCGGCGACATCACCGACGAAGACGTTTTGGATCGTGTGCTGGTCAAGGTGTCCGGCATCGGTGATGACGAAGGCAATGCGTTGCCCGAGGCAGAGCAGCTCATCGCGGTACGCAACAGTTTCGGATTGGCCAGCGCAACGGCCGTGGCGTTCTTTCGTGAAGTGGGCTCGGCTGCAGAAAAAAACGCGTCGCGGTCGCGCGGGCGCTAGCAGGCCGCCGCGCGACCGGAGACGAAAGCGACAAGCGGCGCGAGCTCGAAGACCTCGGGCTTCCGCCGCAGGCCATCGAGGCCTATTTGAAAGACGAAGCGCGGGATCAGCCGATCGAGGTGTTGGAGTGCAACTGGCAAGCCTTCGAAGTGTTCATGCGATGCGACCCGAGCCTTTCTGTGGGCATGGGTGGCGGCATGTACACGGGTTACGCCAGCGCCGAGATTCAGTGCGTCATGGAGTTGCTGGGTGTGCGCAAATCCGATCGCGTGAACGTGTTCGATGCGGTGAAGCACATGGGGCGGGTGTGGTGCGAGGTGCGCAACGCCGCAAGGGCTACGGCGTGAGTAATGCCCTGCCGATCATGGCCGCTGCGCCGATAGCGCACGCCGTGGTGAACACCACCAAGAACACAATGCCCGCCCAGGCGCTTCCGGCGACGATCCACGTCGCCGATGTGGCGATGGCAGCAACTCCCAGTACGGCGCGCAGTGCGTTCATGGCGCGGAGCGTATCACCGTGACCGGTCCGCAAGTCACACTGCGGCTTAACGCGGATGCCAGCGGCGTTTCGGCGGCCTTGGGGCGCGCTCGCGATGGTTTGGCCGGCGTGGGTGCTGCGGGTGATCGCGCTGGCAATCAGGTGTCGGCGGGCTTTGGGCGTGCGCGCCAAGGCATTGAATCTATCTCTACGCAGCTCACGCGGCTGCAGAACGGATTTGCTTTGGTGGCCGGCGCCTTGGGTGGGGCCGCCAGCTTAGGCCAGCTCGCGGC